AACTAATTGGCTTCTGCGATAAGCGGAAGGCAACATCTCTCGGAGTACCTGTGACACGACTTAAGTCGCCTTGGGTAAGGACATCCATTCGGGTGCTGTAGGAGCTTAGGAACAAATCGAATTTATCAAATCTCCTAGCCGTGTCAAGAAGTAACTGACGGTTAGGGTGATATAAAACCTCCTGGATTTGGCTCCAATACCTCAAGGTCATATCAAATTTGTTCAACGCCAGCTTGTACTCACTTGAAATCATACCGTTCCAAGCACGATTAAGTGAACGCGCACCGCGCCTGATTTGGCCATCATCTAAGATGTTGCCAAATAATCGATTGAGAAATAGCACCACGTCGTTACTTACGAGTTGCTTTTCCGCGTGTGACTGAACACCAAACGTCTCATAGGCGTCAGCGACGGTCTTAGCTGTGATGGTCGACGGCATCAAAGCTACGTCATCATCGCCACCTGCAACACACCAAACGGTGGAGTCCGCCAACTCATAGATCAGTCCCAGTGTAATAATACTGTCAATGATGTTAGTAGCTCCATGACCAGAGGGAACACCGTGCGCGGTTATGACTAATCCGTCGGGCGTCAACAGGCTTTTGTTAACTAACCGTTCGAAGCAGTCCGCAAAGATCTCCTCCTCGTCGGACGTTAAGTCAAGCAAGGACCTGACAACGTCGATAGCATCATAAAGGATGGCAGCCGATATTGATGCATCAAATGCCGATTTGTCACCACTTATAAAGTGATAACCCTTCGGTTTGTTCAAGAACGCGCGGAAGATGACGTCATCAACTGGATCTGGACCAGCTAACTGACAAAATTCGTCAACTCCCTTAAGTGCGTTAATTACCGGGTACGTGAACATTGAGGTCACGGCAGCCCAGCTCTTAACCTCACCCCAAACGACCCGCGATTTAGTCGTTGCCCAAGATTTACCAGGCTGACCTCTCCACCCTAAAGTGAACGGCCAATCCAACATCTCACGACGGGCAACCTTTGAGGTGAGGATCTTACTCATATCCGCTCTGACCAACGATTCAACTCTGGAAGCCGTTTGAAAATACGGATAGCCAGAGGACGTAGTCCAAAGTGGATCGGGGGGCATCGAGAGAGGCCTAACTCGTATGCCAGCGAGTTTCTCCTTAAGGAGAGCAAAGCCGCGTTTCGGTGATGTACTCTTGTGGATAGCACGAAACTTATCCACTCCCTCACGCCACCAATTCTCATCTCTAATACTAAAGCTACCTAATTTACCGTAAGCTTCAAGTTCAAACGTGCGCAATGGGCACTCCTTGGGTAACCCAGCAAATACTTGCTCCGCGAACGGTTGGCAAAGTTGTTTGCGAGTGTACTCCCCAGCTATGGGCGTAAGGAAATCGACATCGTTTGGCCGAGCGACGCGTCCTAAGTACGCTTTGCGAACATGATCAAATTTGT